AGAAGTCTCTTTGGTGTTTACGAATGGAAACATATTGATCCAAGCTAATTTCAAACTTCACTCCTTTTATGTAGAATGAACGAATTACACTTTTTGGTGTTGGCATTTTATCTTTTGACATTTTTTATATTTTTTATATTATACGAATTATATGGGGAGAGGTTACAGGAATTATTCTGCTAGAGTAAAAGTTTTTTTATAAACATGGTATTGGCCATATTCAACATGTTTCTTTTCTCCTGGTTCATAGTGTTCAAATGCACCATCTAATGTATCTCCTAAAGCGTCAAACACAATAAACGTTTTTAGTTCCTGTAAGACATTCTTTTGGGGGAAATATATAATGGAGGATCCATAAGTTATTCCTGTACTTTTATCTGCATCCATATATGAAGTTAGAACAAAGTATGTTGGTGTTATAAACATAATTTTCTTATTGTGTTCTCTGGAGAAGTTTATCATTGTGTAAGTGCTATCACGAATCATGTCTCCAATGGTAAATGTCCCCAACCAATAATCAAGCCCTAGAGTATCTTTTATACCTTTGGTAAGAGCGTGTTTATATTCTATAGGGTTGAATGGAATATAATCTGCAGGAATATAAATTTCCAGGTTTTTCTCGAACCAACTAGAATCTGGTTCTGGGGAGAGCTTTGTTGTATCTGCTTTTGCAACTACAGAATCCTGTATGTTTGGTTTTAGCATATTGGGCACAACAATTGCCGCTGTAGAAATCAAAAAGAAAAATATTATATACTTCATAACTTATTGTACGTTAAAATTAAAAAAAGGTTTCAATTAAAAAAGAGGGAGACTTTTGCCTCCCCCAATTCCTATGTGGTTTCTGAATTTACAACGCTAACAATAATTCTGTTGCTCTTGTTGCAATTAATGTAGAAGAGCCTCCAATAATGTTATCGAACTTTGTTGCATCGTTGCGGTAGTTCTTAACGTGGTCCAAGTAAAATGTAATCCCGTTAATTGCCCCCCAAGCTGTTCCAATAATCTTCTCCTGGCCAACACCTGTGAAGTAGCACTCCAATACAGCATCCTCAATATTTTTAATTCGAGTGCTGTCACGCTCTTGCTCATTGAACAAGTTACGAATCAATTCCTTCACTGCATCGTCAGAAACATATTTCTTTGACAAGTGGTTGAAGCACTCATTTGCCTCTTGAACAAACACTTTAGAAATCCCCAACACTTTGTGGGCTTCAGCCAATCTGTCTTTAACAACAGAGGTATGACGAATCGCAACACGGTTAATGGTATTGCTAAGAGCCATGTTGAGGGTATTCTGGCACACAACTCTTACAGGAGTCACAGCTGCAATAATGGAGCCTGAACCATCGTGTGAAGAAGTTAAGAGAACATAAACTTCTGTAAGGTCATCAGTGCCTGCAATGCGAATGGTATCTGGCATCTTGGCTGTGACGAAAATCTTCTCACCAATTCCCAATACTCCTGCAGTTTCATACACTGCCGCACCCGCTTGTGTAATGGTGTCGAAGAAATCAAAAGCTTCTAAGTTTTGAACTATGGTGTAGTTCTTCCCAATACGGTCTCCCAAAATTTGGTTCGTATCTGTTCTTAGGGTTGAGAACGAAGCAGGGGTGTCCAGGAACTCGCCGTTATGGTAGGCAAAGTTTGGTACCTTTACAACTTCATAGTCTAGGTGTGCAAGTCTAATTGCCTCCTGTGCTGTCATTGCACCGCCAACAATTTGACCAAGTCCGTGCCATGCTGTTTGAGTGCTAGCAAATGAAGCCACTCCGTTTTTAATCTCTAAATTGTGAGCCATAGTTAAAAAATTTAAAAGGTTTATAATTGTTATACGATTATATAGAAAGAATGTAACAGAAAACTTAAATTAATTTTTATTTTTATTTTGCTGTTCTGATCAATCATTCCCATCGACATATACATAGAAGTATTCCTATTGAAAACTTAAAAAAAATTAATTAAAAAAAGTTTTTAAGTTTTTCATCTGTTTCTTTCTATAGGTTGGCGCACAAAAAAAGGTATCGCAAAATACGATACCCTCAAATAACTTTTAATTAACTATTAACTAAAGTATAGATCAGATTCTGCCTGGCGTCTTTTTGTCAGGCCTTTTAATGCTCTTCCCCCAGCTTTATTCCACCTAAGGAATTCCTGTGCGATTGTTGGATCATTAGGGTTTACGTTTGCTTTCTTTAGAAGTGTGCTGCTTTTTAAATTTGCAGGACCTAAGTTGTAACAGAAGCTCACCAGGGCGTCAAATTGATTCTGGTTGATGTCATCTCTACAATATGAGTCAACATATCTCTCAAAGCCCTTAAGAGAGTCTAATAACAGCTCGCTTGCTCTTTGTTCTGTGATTGAAGGGTCTGTAAGTTTAACCTTTTTACCATTCTCATAGAATGTTGATCCGTATCCAACGGTGGGCACATTTGCAGGGCACAGGTATGGCTTTAGTTTTAATCCCTCAAAAGACTTTATCAGATTTAATCCTTTGGTTCCAATTTTTGTGATTTTCATATTATAATATTTTATAAATAAATAATATGAATTTAAGTTTTTTAGTTTTTTCTTTCTATAGGTTGGCTTTTGGGGATGAGGTTTTGGGGAATAAAAAAAGTGACCAGGTTATCTGATCACTCTTGTACTCTGGGAGGGACTCGAACCCTCACACCTTGCGGCACTGCGCCCTTAACGCAGCATGTCTACCAATTCCATCACCAAAGCATATTGTGATCCCGAAAGGATTCAAACCTTTGACCTATTCATTAGAAGTGAATTGCTCTATTCAGCTGAGCTACGGAACCAAAAAACTTATGTGCAAATATAATAAAAAAATTTAATTAATGCACGCATCTAATATTTTGATCAAAAAGAATTCTACCTCTGTCACCTGGTAACTCCTGAAACAGAGAGAAATTACCGCTTTCTCTTTGCCATAAAATATATAATTCTTTTTGACTCGTGTGTGAATTTAAAACCGTGAACTGTGTTACGACTTCACCTAATATTTTATCTTTAGCCTGTACCATAGAAATAACCTTACTTCTAAATTCTTCATTTGAATCTGGGAAGTTTCGGACGAAAAGACTATCATCAAATGAAATTGTAAAATTTTGACGCATGCTTTCACTATCAAAAAATTCACCATTCCTATCAAGGAACACATCTGTTCGTGAGTTAATAATTATTTGAGAACTTGACTCTGAATCCATACCAATAAATAAAATTGTTGTGGCAAATATAAGTAATTTTATCATTAAAGTAAATTTGTTTGTTTTTATTTATAGAAATTAATTGGGGCTAAACTTAAATATTTTTTAGCCCCTCAACCAATTTGTCCACATCAAACTTATAAGGAATCGTCACCTTTGAATTTGTGAACACAACTTCAGAGTTATGTTCATAAGCTCCAAGTTTCAATTCAATCCCATTCTCATATGTAAGTGTGAATTGACCTTGTGCTATTGAAATCTTAACGCCTTCATTTTTCAAGTGTCCGAATTTATTTTGGAACGCAGCTTCAATTCTTTGTTGTTGTAAGTCTGCAGCATTTCTACTTTCAATTCTCATGAAAGCTACTTCTGACAATTCAGTCAATTTATTCACAACAGACTTAGGGTTTACCATTTTCCCTTTACCATCCCAAGAGTTAATTCCTGTGCCTTGAATTTGCATTTTATGCCCTATTGCACGACTACTATACTTTGGGGTAATTGGAGTTGCAATAACATGGAATGAATGCCCTTCAGGAACTTTTCCTGTGTATGAAAGTTTTATGTCATATGAATATGAATCAAGAGTAACCTTTTCTTTGGGCTTCACTCTACTTTTTATCCTTCCTTCTTTATCGTAAAGCATTGTAATCTCATACCCGTCACTGTCAAGTTCAAACAACTCAATTGTTTCTTTGTTGTTTATTTTCTTGCAATCCAATTTGAATACTGGAGAGACAGCAGTCAAACTTTCAAAGAAACCCTCATAGACTTTCTTTTTGTTTTCAGCATCTGTTTGAGTTCTCTCAATACTTTGCTCATGACGTTTAATTTTTTCTGTCTTGTAATGGTCGTAGGAAGTGCGCAATGCTTCTGCCTTTGCTTTTTCCTCTGCTCTCTTTTGCTCAATGAGAGTTAGTTCTTCTGCGGTTAGTGTGATTGTGTGTGCCATGTTTATTTATATGTTTAATTGTTTATACGGATATAGAAACAAAAAGTTACAGAACTTAAAAAAAAATTATCTTAAAATAAAAAAACCCAAGAGGTGGCAACTCCTGGGTCATTTAACATTATGACAGAGACTAACAAACAACAAGCTTATCTCTGTGTCTTATATCTTACTATACGGAATAAGAATAAAAAGGTTACAGTTCTGTATTATCTTTTTTTTCTGATTCACCGCTTCCGCCTTTTTTCTTTGTATCTTTCTCAGCAATATTATCACGTATTGAAGCTGCCCACAACCAATCTTCTGCATCAACAGCCAGTTTCAGTTCTGCTTTTAATTCTCTTACACTTAAAGTATCGAGCATTTCCTGCTTGGTCATTTTCTTTCCTTTAAACTCCTTTTGAGAATTGAGCATTTTATCGATAAGATTTTTTCTGATCTCATTCATTTCTTCTGAGTTTTTAAAGTCGCCTTGAAATATTGGATTATCTGGATCACTTGCATCATACAGCGATATTGATCCTGTAACATCATCATTATCCATATCCATTCCTGGCTGTTTGCCGAATAGATTTTTAAGTATATCTCCAAAAGACGCTGCTGGCTTTGGGCCTACACCATTTACTTTAGTCTTAAGTAAGTGTAAAACTCCTTTTGCTATTGTTTTATTTTGATCTCTAATTTCTGACAATAGATTTACTATTGCTATCAAGAACAATAAAAGTATTCCAGATGTGAAATACATTAAGTCTAAAGTTGTTAGATTGTATTCTGTGAAGAAAGCTCTGAGCAAGTTAAATATCCCCAATGCAGTAAAACATAGAGAAGAAACAACAAGGGTAATACCTAGAAAAGCTACAATAATTTTATTTGTTTTCTTCTCTTTTGAGATTGGGTTTAAATTTGAAATCATTTATATAAAAATTGTTTGATACAAATTTAAATTTTTTTTTTAAAAATAGCAAGTTTTTTATTCTATTTCGTCCTGCATTTTATTGTATATATTTTGAATCTCAGTTTTTGCATCTTCTATGTCCTGATCATAAGCTGTGACTTCATCGACATAAAACATAAGTTCACTGGTAATCTCCAGGACGTCGTATGCGTCGCAAACTTGCTTAACATCCCGATAGAAAGAGTCTAGTGCGTCATTTAAGTTGTGGTCTTCTAGCAAATAGCATAAATCCACAATCTCATCAAACAACGCTTTTGCTTCTTTAAGAGTCATCTTTTAAATTTCTCTTAAATAGAATACAAAAAAGAAAAACCCAATCTTTTGAATTGGGTTCTTAAATTATATGCTTTATACCCTAGGCTTTAAATCCTTGTCTGTCTAAAATATTTCTCAAAGAAATTTTTGCTCTATGTAACAAAACTTTTACTGAACTATTTGAAATATTCATTTCATCTGAAATTTCTTTGTATGACTTTTCTTCCAAATAATAAAGAGTTAAAACTTTTTTGTGGTCTTCTCTTTTCAATTTGTTCAAGGCATTCAAAAGTTCAAGAACTCTTTCTTTTCTAATCATTAAATCGCTTGAATCATTTGCGTTATTATCTGCAATTTGGAATTTAGGAACATTTTCATCTGAATCGTTGTTTTTAGTACTATTATCAAACAAAGAATCTATACTTAATGTATCTTTGTTTGCTCGTGACCTAAGGTGGTCTATCAAAACATTTTTTGAAATTCTATGAATCCAAGTTGAAAGTGCCGCTTTTTCCGCTGAATAAGAATCAATGTTTATATGAACTTTCATAAACACCTCTATCATCAAATCCTTTGCAGTTTCTCCATCAGAGAACAATGCTTTGTTGAAGAAATTAAAAATCAATGGTTTAAATTTTTTAAACAACAACTCAAAACCTGCCTCCTTTTCTGCTTTTGAACCAAGTTTAATCATTGACAAAATCTTGTTGTTCAACTCTGCTGACTTCTCTTTCTCTTTTAACTCTCTCATCTGTTTATGTGTTTAATTGTTTATTATACGTTTATAGAAGATAAATGTTACAAAACTTAAAAACTTTTTTTATTTTTTTTAATCGATCAATAATATTTTCATCATATTTTATTCTCTCTAGACTTATATTATGTTTAAAACAAAAATTGTTTTTAAACTCATCTCTTTTTTTGTTTTCCAACAAAGTGTTTTCTCCTCCAAAATGTTCAATCGGATGATAATGTTGTTCTCCATCAAATTCAATACATAAATTATAATCAGGCAAGTAAAAATCAAAATATAATTGCCTTTTAAATTTACAGTTGTTAAAAGTTTTTTGTTTTTTAAAATTTATTTTTTGTTCTACCAACCATTTACTTATTTCCCTCTCTCCTTTTGATTCTTTACAACTTGCACACCCAATACCAGCCAAATGACTTCCAGCTCCCTGCAAAAACTCGCCATGCATTGGACATATTATTATAACTTTTTGATAATGATTAATGTATTCAACTAAAGAATAATTATACTTATTATCATGTATGTTTTTTGATCTATCTATAAATTCTGTAGTAGTCAATTTTTTACTACCTGAACAAGACCTACAACCTTTTCCAGATAAGTGACCATTTGGTTTTTGTTCCCAAATTCCATGTATATGGCATAAAATTTTTACTTTAGTTTGTGTATTTGTATAATTAACTAAAGAATAATCATAATTCTCACCATGTACTTCTATAGCTTTTTCTATAAACAATTCTTTAGTTAGACTAGTTTTTAAATTAGCTATTTTTCTACCACACTGTTTACACCCTTGACCTATTAAATGTTTCTTAGGGGTAATATAAAAATACCCATGTTCTGCACAAAATATACTTACTTTAGTGTATGTGTTTATATATTTAACTAGAGAATAATCATATTTTTCTCCATGTATTTCTTTAAACCGTATTTTAATTTCTTCTGTTTTCATTTCTTTTTTTTAATAAATATATTAAAAAAAATTAACTTCTAGCCCAGCCTTTTGGAGTTGGGTTTACGAGAGGTCCTGGCACATTAAAAGGATCATTCTCATCTGGATCAACCTGTGGAACCGTCTTAGGTTTTGGCACAACGATTGGTCTGGGGAGAACTTCTGGTTGGGGAGATTTCAAATAACTTTCCATACTTCTAATTTTATTCTGGCCTTATCTTTGTCATCCATCATTGCTCTAAATATTTCTGTTAATGTTTGGTATGATAACTTTGACAGTTTCATTATTACACGTGGAAGATCTTCTGGCAATATATCTGCTGTTTCCAGCAAATCATTCCAGAGTGTCGGCGACAGCAGGTAATGCCAAAATTCATTTTCATATGCATCAGCCTTGCTGTAATAATACCTTAGCTCTTCTTCTGAATATTCCTGTGGGATTCCACGACAGATCAAATAATCCATCACCCCTTTATTCAGTTCGTGCAACAATACAGGAAAATTAATCCCCTTACAAAGAACGGTTGCCTCTGGTCTACCAGGCTCATCAAATTTTATTTCGTTGAACCCCTGTGTAATCTGTTGGCCTGAGCTTATAGCTTCCTGAATCGTTGCAGGATCCATTGTCCAAAAAAGGAAATTTACTCCTGCTGTATACTCATCATACAATTGTATAAGCATAGGATTTAAATTCATTAGTTTATCACGAACAATATAATATACACTCTTCCAGATGTACATCGATGAACCGTGAACTAAACCATTCAGGATAACTCTCTTTTGAATCTCATCTCTCATTTTGTTTTTCTGCTCCAGGGAGAGATTAAGAAACGGTTTTGGATTGTGATCCTGATCAGTACTTAAATCAATATTTGTTTCAATGAACGCCTGCAGGTTTACATGATCAGGAACTTTATATAAATCCCTTATCGTTTCAACTGCTATTTTTTTAAGATCTTCCTTATGGGGAGACTCTTGTTTTGATATAAAAGAAAAAAGACCTGCTACTTTTAAACTTATGTCTTTTGTTGTTATCTCATTTCCAAAACGCCTTTCTGCTAAACTGCAAGAAGCCTCAAATTCTTTTGCCCCCAAATATTCAGGCTTATAACTAAATACATTATTTGCATCCAAAGAAAACATCTTTGCATCTAGCGCTTTTGCTATATTTTTGTGGGGAGTAAAACTTAAATGCTGTATTGCTTTTGTAAAAGCTTTGTTCCCAATGTCTAATTTTTTGGCCATCAGGAACAAAGTTACAAATTATTTTTTAATCTTCCTTAAAATTTGGTACAATTTCTTTGAAGTCTGCAGGAATTTCTTTTTCTACAGAAATAACATCTGCAGCCCACGTTCCAACAAAATCATTGTCCCCTCTGAAATCACCACCACCTCTGCCGTTTCCTGAAGAAGTCAACAAGGAAAGTGGGTGAATCTGCCATCCATCAACATTCGGAACTTTTTTCTTATCAACAAACTCTTTCTTTGTATGGTTAACAATGAATTGAAACTCTTTTGCCTGCTTTGCTGTTAGAGGTTTAGGAATCAACTCTCTGGCAACGTGCTCTCCTTCATCTGTTGAATCACACATATCGGAGTAGTTCATTTCATTTCTAACATGGTCTGAATAATCACCCGCCCACACAATCGGTGTTTTGTGCCATTCTCCGCCCTCAATCAAAAGAGCTTCTACACATAACATCATTTTGTTTTTCAGGTATGAATGTTCCATTAACTTAAGCCCTTGACCTGAAGTGTGCATTTTTCCGTCATAGCCTTTATAACGACTTGTAATGTGGTGAGAGTAAACGTAACTCTTAACGTTTTGTTTGTCACTCGTAAGTGAAACTGGCATAAAGTACTGGTCCATCTTTAATTGTTTTTATGTTTATATTGTTATAGAAAGTTTTTAAATGAAAACTTAAAAAAATAGGGAGAGTTTTTATTCTTCTCCTTTATTTTCTAATGCTGTAATTATATTATCCACCTTTGCTATGAATTCGTACAACTCATTTTCAATAAGAGTTTGTTTTAACGTTGTCAAGAATGTATTAGAGCAGTATAATTCATCACCTACAAACTCTAACTCATCAATAACTTCTTTTGGGGAGAATTGCTCAAACATGCTAGTCAATAAGTTTGAAATGAAATTCTCATCTTCACTATCTGCTATTTGACTTAACATCCGTTCTAAACTCACCTGCTGTATTTTACCTGCAAGTATGTAAGCCTCTCCTGAACCACCCTCTGGAATATTTTCTTCTATTGAATCTCCTGCTAAGAAAATAATTTCTCCACAATTGTAACCTAAATCCTCATCTGCGAATTTAAGTGTTATTCTAACATCAGGGAACATCTCCGAAAGTTTTTGAATAACTGGCAATGGAGTGCTCCACGCTGTATCAAAAGTTATTGTGTCGCCGTCATCACTAACGCTGTAAGCATTCCGCTTTGTCCCCCAATTTGCTATGGACCATGAATACCAATCCTGGTGTCTGTATTTTTCCAAGTTATCTAAAGCAATGCGAGCCATTTCCAAATCTGCCTTATCTTCTTTCACAAGGTAGTTCGCAAGTTTTTCAGGCGTATTTATATTTTCAGCCTTAACCCAAGGGTAGTTTAAAATAGGAAGCAATTTAGAAGCATCTCCTTTTTCTCTGAACATTAATACAGCAACTCCGTAATCCACTTTTGAACCAGACGTAATATCTAAAGAGTTTGGTCGTGGAATAATTTTATCGAAATCTATTCCCTGATCCTCACCTCCTTTAATTTTGTTTTTTAATTCTACAATACTTTCTTTATGTCCTTCGAAAGAAAGTATGTTTGTAACATGATTCGGCATATCTTTTTATATTTATATTGTTATAGAAAAATTCTTGGGGAGAACTTAAAAATTAAATATGCCCCAAAAACTGACTAGGGAAAAAGCTGTCATGTTTGTGACCAGTTTCATTCTCCTTAAGCATTCGGAATCCTTTCACCAATTCCCCACAAACTTTCTTTGCATCTTCATTGCGCAGGTCTGTTGAGTAATCTTCTTTACCAACCATTTCTATTACTTCCAGGAACATTCTAATTGTTGACTGTTGTAAAGTTCTGTGCTGTCTGCGGAAGGCATCTTTAAAACCTTCTTTGTCAAATCCATAAACATTAACGAAATCTGTTATGTCGTTCATCAATTCCTGTGCTGTCTTTCTTTCCATAATTAAAGTGTTTATAAGTGTTATACGATTGTATAGAAAAAATGTAACTGTAAACTTAAAAAAATATTAAAAAAAAGAGGGAGACCTTTTGGATCACCCTCAATTTTAAAAAAAGACAATTATGAAATTATTTTTTAAATATTATTCCTGCATAAGTTTTCGCTTCTTCAATTAATTTTATATTTTGGTAATCCGAATGTTCAAGCCTATGACATAATACACATAAAAGTTTACATTTATCAAGCTCTTTTTTAACTACATCCCATTTTTTATTTGCTATTGTTAAAGCATTTATAGTAAATTCTTTTTTATTTGGATCTTCATGATGAAAGTCAAATCCTGAAATATTTTCATTCCAACCACAATGTTCACATTTACCACCAAGATAATTAACTGCAAATAACTTTGCTCGATATCTTCTAACTTTAGTATCACAGGTTCCGCACCTTCTCCTATTTCCTTTTTGGTTAGATATTTCTTTTTCGCAAATAAAACATTTTGAAAAAACTTTTTCTCTAAGTGCGATATTATTTCTTTTTAATATTTGATAAACATTTTTTCTTTGTATGGATACAATTTTGGAAATGTTCATACAGCTTTCATTATCCTCTACATAAAGTTTTATTATGTATTTTTCTCTTTGTTTTTTATCATCACTATTCATAACATTTTTATTATAAATAGTATTAAAAATAAAAAAGACTCACTTATTTTATTATAAAATAAAAGATGAGTCTTTTTTATGTAGAGTGGCCTAGATTTGAACTAGGGACACATGGATATTCAATCACATTGCTCTACCAGGCTGAGCTACCACTCTGTGTTGTTATAAATATACCCAGGGAGAGCTATAAAATAAATGGAAAATTTAAAAAAAGTGAAACAAATATTTTCCCGTATCTGTAATTGAAATGAATTCACCCAATCTTTCGTCGCTTCCTTTTCTAGAAATTTTTATAATGTGTGTCCCCAACGCCATTCTTTGGTCTTGCTTTTCAAGCCCCAACATTTGAATTAAAGCGTATGCTTCCATTTTTTCTACTTTTCTTCTGTAGGTATGAATCGTAATAATAACCTCCTCATATGTATCGTATGAAAGAATAGAAGACACGTAAGTGCATGCTTCTAGGTAATCTTTATGATCCGTAATAAAAACATTTAATAGTGAAAACAAATATTCTGCTTTGTCTTTATCTTTTATTTTTATTTTACCAAAACTACAATTTGAGTTTGTTACATCAATCCCGTATCCATCTCCATCTCTGAAAGCCAAAACATATAAAGTATCTTTTTTATATCTATGTCTTTCTTCGGTCAATATTCTGAATGGTTCCATCCTATATGTGTGTTTGTGCTAAATAAGTAATTCTGAAATCGACACTTGTTCCTTTGGTAAGACTACAACAAAGTCAATCATTATGTAAGACTTTTCGTATCCTGTGAAAGTTGAGTCTGTGAAATTTCTGTAGGTGTATTTGTAATATACTCTTTTTGGTGAATCAATACCCCTACCAAATTTAGAAATTTCTTTTGTGTCTTCTAAAATCTTTTTTATTTGCTTGTTAATATTTCTTAAGTTAAATTTTTTTGTCGTTGGTTTATTGTCCTTATCCAGCTCCAAGTATGCGACAATTTGAAAGTCGCCGTATTTATTGTAGTCATCTACATGAGCAGAAGAAACGCCTTCTATGCTTTCAGTCTTTTCTGCTACCGCTCGTGCTATTTCTATCTTATCTTCCATGTCTTTTTTTATTTATAGAAAAACTTAATCCATAAACTTAAATTTTTTTTTTATTTATTTTTTTTTAAGTTTCTTTTCTTTTTCTTTCTATAGGTTGGCGCTTTTGATTTGGGGGCTTTTAAAAAAAAGGAGAGGATCAAATCCCCTCCTGGTTAATATTAATCATCCTCCTCCTCATCATCCTCCTCCTCATCATCCTCCTCCTCATCATCGTCATCGAAGAAGTAACCTTGAGCACGACAATCTGTTGGGTATGGTATGCTATGGAAGTCGCTAGGAATTTCCTCAACCAATTTCGGTAATTTAATCCCATTCTTTGCTGCAATTTCAAATTTACCGTAGCCATTTGGGTGAACTTGTTTCCAGCCCTCCGACACCAACAAGTTTGCTGTTTTTCCTCCCTCAGTTTCTAGTGGTTGTTCCCAATTGGTAAAGTCAACTCCTCGTGTGTATGAACGCTCTCCGTTCGTTATTATGGTCTTATGCAACAAGTCAATCGCTGCTCCTCTCTTTTGGTCTGTATCTCCATCAAGACACAGTCCATTCATTTCAGCAATCAACTCGTAAATGTCTGTACCACCAAACACTCCGTAGCCCTCGTATTCTTCTTCTGTGAACACTCGTCCATCTTCTGTAATCATATGGACAACAAATGTGTCTCTACCAGAATATTGGTTTGCAATGCTTCTGTTTGTGTCTGAAGTTTTCCAACTAAAAAATCCCATATCTTTATTTTTTTATTTGTTTATATTGTTATAGAAAAATTTGTTTTAAAAACTTAAAAATTATCTGTCTTTTTCTATTACAAAATATGAATCCAATTCTTCTTCCTGGTCATCTTGTGTTCCATCTTCATTATGGATCACAGGAAATTTTACATATAAAAAATCCCATCCGTCCTCATATGAATCAAACTCATGAGCCGTGAAGCAATGGTTATCAAACTCATCTACAATTATAAACTTTTCCATCCTGTCTTTTTATTTATAGAAAGAAACTAATTAAAAACTTAATTTACTTTCATCATTGCTCTGTTAATAATTTCAGCATATGCACCAATAATCAATTTTCTGTTTTCTGAATGATTTTTGTTATCAATTATTCTTTGTTCTGTTCGAATGTTTTCTTCGTGTACATATTTTCTCCATTCGCTTACATCATCCCCAAAATCAATTTGTCTTTCAATCGTTAATGAAATTCGCAATTCGGGTTTCAACTCAATTTCTAAATTAACTTCACGAACAATTCTTTGCCCAAAATTATCTCTCAACTGAATATATTTTTTGCCAGTTAGAAAACCAATAAAACGCAAAAATACAGTTGACTTTTCATCTCTCTTTTTTTCTTCCAATTCTTGTAAGAACTGACGAACTTCTAGTTGTTCACTTTCGGTTACTGAAAAGTCAACTCTTTGTCTTGCTACAAGAACTTTTCCAAGCAACAATTCGTTTATTCTGAATGTATTAAAATCTGGCATATGTCGTTTGTTTTATGTTATAGAAAAATTTTGAATGAAAACTTAAAATTAATTAAAATTTAAACTGCAAATCATACAAGTTTGTGCGTATCGAATGAAATCTTCAAAGTCCATGTTTCTATAAATCCAAGACAATTCTTTCTCATTGAATATCCTGCCAGTTTTGTAATCACAAGCAGAAACAATATTCTTATCTCTCTCGTACATCAAGTAAGTATCGAATCCAATAAGTGGGTATACCCACAAATTATCTGTTGACTTAACCCCTATCATTGTTGTATTTTTCATGTCTTTCTTTTTATTTATAGAAACTTTATTGGGGAGAACTTAAAAAATATTATACTATGTAAACTCCATAGTCAACGGTCACAATCTTATCAACAGGGAGACCATCAACATTCTCATCATTCAACATCCAGTGAGGCGTAACTCTAGGGTTGTAACGAACTCTCTCTCCAGACAAATCTGCTTGTATGAAATCATTTGTTTTAATCCCTAACGACTTGCATAGAATCCAGGCACAAACAACTTTTTCGCCACCATCAAAAATCTTCTGTGCGGTTTTTTTGTGGTTCTTTAACGTACAATCACGCATAAGCAATTGGACATCAGTTGGTCTGTGGTATTCAATGGTTCCATCAATATACTGAACTTTCCACTTCATGTAGTTCTTTCCTCTGCCCAAGTTAAATCTGATCTTAATACTTTTCATACTTTGCTTGTTTTAATTTATAGAAAGTTTTTTGGTGAGAACTTAAAAATTAATGTTTAACAAACCTGTCTTCTTCCACATAGAATGAAAACATTGTCATATAGGTTCTTGAAATTGTATTGAACACAGAAGCCTCAATATTAATTTTGCGTTCTGGCATCCAAGTTTTCATAGTATTGGCCAAGTGTCGCAAATTGAACTCCACGTTTTCAGTAATCATTTCTACATCGTATGAAAATGAAATCTGCTTGTGTCCGTACTCATCTAAAATTAATTTTCCATTCTCATCACGAACTTCAATTCTAACTGTATAATTTTCAGCGTTTCTTTTCATATCTTTGTTTTTATTTATAGAAAATTTATTGGGGAGAACTTAAAAAATTATGCTTCCTCCCCACTTTCTTCTTTTGTTTTTAAAATATCTCTAATCTCCGTAGCCAATTCAAAGTTTTCATCATTAAGGGCCAATTCTAAGAACTCATTTAATACATTGGTAGGGAAACCTTCATCTACTGCTTTATTCTCTTCGTATGAAATTTGAATCATTGTTTTGTAGTAAGTTTCAATATCTTCATTTTCATCAACATCAAAGAACATATCCCAAGTGTAGTAATCATTTCCCCCTTGAATATCTAAAGCCAATCTGTATGCTTCCTCGCTGCCCCCCTCTGGAATGTTGCTATCAATTTCTACACCATTCAATAAAGAAAACTCTCCAACATTGTGTCCGAAATCTTCATCTGCAAATCGAATAGAAATTACAACTTCAGGAAACAATTCGCTTAACGCTTCAAAAATAGGCGCTGGAGTGGACCAAGGAGTATTAAAAAACACAGAGTCTTCTGAAACAATTATCTCACTTGCGTTCCATTTTGTACCCCAATTTGAATTTTGCCAGTTATACCAATTATCAGTACCAAATTTGTTTATGTATTCATCTGACAATTCTTTTGTCAACCCTCTAGAAATACCCCAATCTTTTTCCTCTTTGGTTAATTCTCCTTTAGCAAGTCTTTTCTCCTGCTCATCGTATTCTTTTTTAGAAATAATTTTTGTGGGTGCTTGTGTGCCTTCCAATTCTTTTGGAATGGGTGCAATCTTATTAAAGTCAAACCCTCTATCTTCACTTTTAACAAATTTCAATAGTGCTTCAACTTGTTCTTTTTTTCCTGTGAAATTTACTTCATTGCTTATCCAGTTCGGCATACTTAAATGTTTTAATGTTTATATTGTTATAGAAAGTTTATTGGGGAGAACTTAAAAAATTAAATGTCATCTCTAGGAACTGTAAAAATACCTATGTCTATCAATTGAACCTCTTGGTCGACCAAATCATCAATGAAATATTTTCTTCCTTTGTCATCTTCAAAAGTCATGTCATCACTAAAGTTTTCAGTATCGTGTAAGACTGAAAATATCACATCGCTTTTATTTGAGGAGTTTGTTCTGCCTAAATTATCAAGCACTTCTGAATAGTAAACAATTTTAATAGCCATATCTTTTTTTATTTATAGAAAGTTTATTGGGGAGAACTTAAAAAAAAGTTTTTATTAAAAACGGATCAGCCAGGGAGAGGTTTTTAATTGCCAACTTATAGAAAGTTTTTAAGAAAAAACTTAAAAACCCAGAACCTATTCAGTTCTAGGTTGAAATTCTATACCTGCGTCACTGTTTTGAGAATCAATATATTCTTGAACTGCTTCTGCTTTGTGACGTTTAATAATAACGTCTAAATACGTTTCTATTAAAATTGCCTCTGGGGCACCTTCTTTTCTTAGTGACTTAAGAATATCACTTGTCATTTCCTGGGGAGATTTTGCTGCCATAGTGTTTACGTTTTTATATTGTTATATTGTTATAGAAAAAAACTGAGGGAGAACTTAAAAAGATCACCCTCAATTTAAAATTTATTTTTTTAGGGAGACTTTTGCAACATTTGTGCGAATTGCGAATCCACTTTCAAAAGCTTCGCTATTGTTAGCACCTTTGCCCGTAAGTTTTTTGTATTTTAAACCTACAATAACCCCTTGGTTATCTAAGAAACGTAAATCTGTTTCATCACCGTCAACCACTTGAAAACCTTCAAATTCTGTAGGCGGCACGTCAAATACCATTGCTACATTGAAACCTTTCTTTAAAATTTCAATTGACTTTTCGTGGTTTGTTTCAGAACGTGAAAATACAATTGAATAATTTGAAGGCAATTGAATATTGAAACGTAAATGGTTTTTTGTGTAATCGTAAAACTGCAGGTTAGGAAATAATTCCATAAGGTTTTTATTGTCACGAACTTTAAACTTTTCCCAACGAATATCGGACGTTCCGTTTAAACGAATTGCAACGTTTTCACCTGAATGTTTCTTTGAAATCAAAGTTAATTCTTTGTACAATTTTTCTAAAAAACCAACTCTGTTTTGTAAATAGAACTCTGTTTTGTTTCTACGACCTGTTTGAACTGAAGAGGTGAACCCACCACGACCCGAACCGTTAAGACAAGCAGCGGCACAACCTGCAGTAGCGTGAGGGCATAAATTTACACCCAATGAATTGTCAGTAAATGGTGACATATACATAATATACGTTTTCCACCCTTTCTTTTCACCTTTAATAGTTTTGGCGTCACCACCTTTGCTTAATAAATTGTTCGGTACATAGTAACTCATAATCTTTCTGTTTATCTGTTTATATTGTTATAGAAAAAAACTTTAAAGGAACTTAAAAAATAATTTTAATTTTATTTTTTGTTTCATTCGCTTATGTATGTATAGAAGTAAACGAACAAAGAACTTAAAAATAACAGCAAAAAAAACTTTTTTTTATTTTTTAAGTTTTGGATCAAAAACTTTCTATAGGTTGGCTTGATCCAAGAGACCGCTTTTTTGTTTGTGGCCAACTTATAGAAAAAAAATAACTACAAACTTAAATTTAAGTTTTTAAATAAAAACTTTCTATAGGTTGGCTTTTAAGAAAACAGATTTAAAAAGAAAGAGAGGCCATTCAGCCCCTCAGTAATCATTTTAAATAAAAACTAACATAACTTATTAAAACTATTTATTTATTCGTTAAAACTGTTTATTCAAACTCAATCGCCACTTCTGTGACATAAATATCTGAACTATCAAAGCCTGGTCTTCTCATTTTCAAAAAGTAAATGTCAAAGTAACCATACAATTCTTTTTCTGGAATATCAAAACCCCCAACAAAATTATAATCACATAATTCATCTTCTTTTTCAGAAATATCTTCTAATACAATTTTATCTTCAAACAATTCTGAAAGTTTTTGCTCTAAGCTTTCTTTGTTAAACCTAGATCCAACCAACTCTTCTAAGTTAGTTCGAATATCATATTCTTTTTTGTTTATGAAAGAATTTCCTATCTTAACGTGAGTTATTTCTCCATTATCTCCTCGCTTTACTGTTTGTCCCATATCTTTATATTTATATTTATAGAAAGATTTGATCCCAAAACTTAAATAATAATTGTTTTTTTGTGAATTTAAATGTTACCAGTTGGTAACATACCAAATAGTAACATTATATTAAATGAATTTTTTCTATAACTTTACCATTCTCAATATCAATAATTGCCCAACCTTTTTTTGTGGGTGTTGCTACAAATGTCGTCCCCTCAAAGTAAATTGTTTCTCCACTCTTTGCTTCTTTATATAAATGAAAACGTGGACAATCATCATCTTCTGGGTCTGCTCCTTCATCATCTGCATTAGGAAATTTCTTATTGCTACGAATTCCAAAACAAAGTACATTGCCTTGAATATAAGCTACATGTTCAAAGTATTGTGGTTTATCATCTTCTTGAACGTCAGCAACTTCAAGGTCTATAAAGGCAGGAAAATCAACTCCATGCTTGTGGGAAAACGAATCAAAATCATCTTGTGAAATTTCAATGGTAACTTTGTAATCTCCACTAAAAATACCAATCAAACCAAGGTAATCAAAGTGAGCATAAGAAAGTTTATCTTTTGCTTCATCCCCTAAACAACCATTCTCCATTAAAGCTTTAATATTTTGCTCAGCATTAACCAAAGCTAGTTTAACCAGGTTGTCATCCATAGGAATTGTTACTCTTTTCATCTTGCTCATATCGTTTGTTTTTAGTTATAGAAATTTTTATTGAAGAAACTTAAATTTATTTGTCATCAATGTTAAAAGCATTGTCCTCAACGAATAATAATTGTTTTGCCATTTGGTCTAACATTCCAACTTGGTCTAGAATGTATTGCATTGTTTCGCCATCAACTTCAATCTCTTTCAACTTCGCAATAATATCTTTTACGGCATTATGCTTGTCTTCGTCTTGACACAACATTGTTGGTGCTTCATCGTCTTCTGGAGAGAACATATTTTTTCTCCAATCGTGGTCGGGTTCACTGTAGGTATTATCTTTATTCCAAAAACCTACTGACAACATATCATCAGAATCGTGGTCTAATTCCTGGTCTATTGAGTTTAGAAATTTCTCATATTCAACTAAGTCAATTTTAACAATATCGAATAAGTAATTTCGAGCACCTCTAATTTCTTCGTCACCTTCAACCTTTAGTACAACACCATCTTTGTCACATGTAATTTCACCCCAACTGCTCTCAAAAGTCATAAATACTTCTTGCTTAATTGGAACTTTGGTCAAGTCAATTTGTTTGTTTTTTACTATAACAATAAATTCATTGTTTCGAACAACATAGTTTGTTTTATTGCCCTCACCAATTGGAAATCTCTCATCACTCTCACACCATATCAAACCTAATTCACAAAGTTTAACAAAATCACTCTCATATACATCTCCAATTATATCAGTATTATCAGAATTACCAATCGTATAAACATCTTCGGGAAATTCATATTCAATATTACCAACTTCAATTGGTTTTAATTCTTCTTTTTCTGAAAACAATTTATACCAATTATCAACCACACACATATTATCATCTAAATCAGCTACAATCAAAATATCATTTGCACCTCGCAAAACCATATCATGGTTGTCAACTGTCATTATGAATGGCTCAACCTTATCAACACTTTCTGTGTAGTTGCTAATTGCAAGTATAATATCGTTAGCCATTCTATCAATACATTCTAAACGTTTTTGAACCTCATCAATTTTATTTTCCAATTTCTGAATCGCTATAGCAATATCATTAGAATAAGGTTTTTGTTGCAATAGTTTTACCAAGTTGTTAAATTCTGCTCTCATAATTCTTTGTGTTTATATTGGTATAGAAAAAAATGTTATGGAAACTTAAAAATTAATCCTCAATATGTTCCCAACCTTCCAACTCATTCAACTTCACTCCAATAGGTCTTAAACCATATGGGTCAGCATCCAAATAATATTCAAAGGTATAACCCAAAGGCTCAATAACAGCCAATATTCTATCCAACTCGAAATACTCATTATCAGAATCTTCATCAAAGCTTTCCAATACTGCTTGAACTTCTTCGGGAATTAATTCTGGCGTTTCAAATAAATCTTTCATAACTTTTCTGTTTATATTGGTATAGAAAATTATTGAGGGAGAACTTAAAAAATTTCGTTAATAATTAATTGACTTTTAATATACCTATCGTTAATCACTCTACGAATTTCTCTGTCTAATGTTTCAACGTTATTGAAAAGTTTTTTCCCTTTGTAGTCCGTTACTGCAATTGGCAAAGGTTCTCTTAATTGCATGTTGGACATAGAGAAACCCATTCCAGAATCTTGCCACCCACCATAATATGAATATGAAAGTGTATTGTCTTCACGCAAAGTTACTGACAAAGTTTTAGGGTTTGCTCCATCGCCATAGCATGGATCATGCATTCTGTAAACAATTAATCTTTTCATATCTTTTCTGTTTATATTGGTATAGAAAATTATTGAGGTAAAACTTAAAATTATTTTTTCTTAAATAATTCTTCCAATGCTTTTTGGTTTTTAATTTTTTCCTCAACATCTTTCTTTGTCAGTCTATGTGCGTAATGGAAATCCCAAGCATCACCCAAAGGTATATGAACCAATTCTAAAGGTGTCGTACTAGCAATCATATATTGAGCATAGCCATCTGCAACTGGAAAACGAATAATCTCGCCAACAAGTTTTTGTGTTGGTTTTCGTTTGGTCAACATGTCTTTTAGTTGATCCAAATATGCTTTTTCCTCTGTTATATTTTCCTCGTGTGTATTTCCAAATTTCCATTGAGGAACTGCAATCGAACTTGGTGCTGCGAATATCTTTGCCATATCTTTTCGTTTTATATTATTATAGAAATAAAAAGAGGGAGAACTTAAAAATTCTCCACAACTTGTGAATATTGTTCAACCCAAGGTTTTTCTGTTACAATATAACCCATTCTATTAACTATAGAATAACCAGCAGAAATAACAAAATCATCTTCACATTCTATAATTGTCCAAACATATTTTCCTTTTTCTTCTTTTATTAAACTCTGAATATATTCCAATTCCTCTCCAAATGTTTCATACATTGTTCCGCTCCAAGGCGCAACGTCTTCATCAGCAGTCAAATTCGAAACATTTGATCTGGCTATATGGTTAATTTGAGGTTTGTACTCGTCGTAAAATTCTTCTTCTGAAATTTCTAAACTCATATCTTTTCGTTTTATATTGTTATAGAAATAAAAAAAAGGAGAACTTAAAAATTCTCCCAATTATTTTTTATAATTTTATACCTAAACTCTCAAGGTTTGTGTTTAAGAAAACTTCGCCCTCTTTTAATTCTTTCTTGTACTTATCTACAATTTCTTGCAATCTATTTGTAGTAACTTGAGCAAGTGGAATTTTAAACTTCACTTGTGAATAAGAATGTCCTTTAGGTTTACCCCATATAATTGAGTTAACCATTTGCTTTTCCATTTTCTTTTTTTCTTTCTTTTCCAATTCGGCAGTAACCAAATTATCAATGAAATGTTCCAAATTCATATCGAATTCAAAGTCATATTCTTCAACACGAACTTTAGGGAGAGAAAGGCAATATGTTTCTGCTTGTTTAAGCAATTCTCTGTTTCGTTCTTTTTCACTATCAGAAAGAAAAGTTTGCTTTTTTGCATCATATGTTCTCACACTATAAAACGTGCAACCCCCACGACCATCATTGTTGGCTTCGCCTACCAATACACCATTAACAGCTAAGTCAGCCGTAAACATTGTTGTTTCCTCGCTAAAAGTAAGGTTAATCTTTAAATTCTTTAATTCAATTTTCATATCTCTTATATATTCGTTATATTGACATAGAAAGATTTTTGGGGGGAACTTAAAAAATTCCCCCAATATTTTTTTTATTCTGCCGCCATACCAAAGAAGACAAATTTTCCTTGTTTTTCAGTTGTGCTTTTTTTGTACTCAATCTCTGCAACCTTTGGCGAACCTTTATCTAATACTTTAATCATTTCAATATGAGTACGTTCTTGTGTTTTTTCAGTATGCTCACGAGCAATTTTAACCGCATCACCCTTTGTGATCTTTGTACCTACAACTCTTCCCGAACCACTTGTAACAACATATTTCAAAACCCATTTCTTAGTGCCAGGAGTAACAATGTGTTTCACTTGCGACTTAATCTTGTTTGTATTTCCTTTTGGCTCTTCAATGCAAATCGCTAGACAAGAACCCCATTTTTCAGCTCTATGAATGTTATCATTAATGAAATCTTGCAAAGACTTTCCACTTCTTTTAAAATCGCTTGTGACATCACGAAACCCACTTGTGGTTGAAATCGTTCCGTTATAGCCATCTTGGTGGCCATATTCGTCTCTTGAATCTTCACACAAATTAGAATATACCTCCCTCATTGTTTTTCCTCTTCCAGTGTTTTGAAAACTACATGCACCCATTTTGTATCCGTTTTTATGTTTATATTGATATAGAAATAAACGGATCATAAACTTAAAAATAACAACAAAAAAAATCTTTTTTTATTTTTTAAGTTCTAGCAACAAATATTTCTATAAGTTGGCTTTTGATTGATTATGGATCGGCACAAAAAAACCCCACCATTGCTGGCGAGGTCATTCTATAAACGAAACGAAACTATGAAACAAAAATATCTTTTAATTAAACTTTATCAACTCATCTGCTTTCCCAATGAACTTATAATCACTTAAAGTGTTTATGCCTTCTTCTGTGTTTAAATCAACCCAATCAACCATAGACATACCATTAACAATTACAACATTCCACATGTCGTTATAAAAACATAATTTACCTGTAAAAGAAATAAATAAGTCGCTAGTTGGCTCAAATACTTCTTTTTTTGTAAATGTAATTTCAATATCTTCTGGAAATACATTATATTTAATGGCTAAATTAGTTTTTAATTCTTCTGCTTCACTAATTGTATTATTTTCCAACTCTAAAGAAGCAACAATCTCTTCTCCAATTTTGAACTCCATTAAACTTAAAATCTTTCTCATTTGTTTTTTGTTTATATTGTTATAGAAAGAAAGTAAACTAAAACTTAAAAACTTTTTTTCTTTTTTTTTGTAGTCAGATTTGGAATCGAACCAAAGACCTCAGTTTTCCCTCAGTGAATAAACACCTATACTGCACTCTAACCAACTGAGCTACCTGACTTGTTGGAGTCGAACCAACGTAAAAAAAGCGTAACACTAACTGACAACCACTCAGTTTTAGTTTTAAGCATCGTAGTCAGGACAGGATTCGAACCTGTACAAAGGATGGTTCCTTTATTAGTTACATAAGGTAATTACTCCTTACTTTACCTACCATGTAATGCTTAAGTCGACTTCCACATTACCAAAGCGATTCCACATTCGCCCCTGACTATTTATCTATACGAGTATAGAAAAAAAATGTTACAAAACTTAATTTTTATCACAAATCTTTTCTGTTAATTCTACAAATTTCGGTCTTGCTTTACTATTATCACGAACATACCATTTATTCTCTTCCACAACAAATAAATAATCATATTCTTGTGCAATTTTATTGTTTGGTTCTTTACCATAGAAAAAAGAAGAATGACAATTTTTTTCCCCTCTATCTCGCATATAAGCAACAACAACTCCATTGTGTGGTTTATCAAAAGAATGAGGTTCATTTGTAGGAATTAAATCATATTCATAATTTTCATTCATTTTTCTTAAAACTCCACTTTTACTTGGACTTACATTTTCAGCCAAAGAAGAAATGTCGCCCAATGCAATTAATTCTTTTACTTTATTTGCATCTTGGTAATGTTCTAACAAAATACGACCATTATTACTTGGGTAACTATCCCAGTGGGTATATATTGTTTCTCCTTTACCCTCATTTGTTCTTTTGTCTACTATTGAAATTGTTCCTCTTGTTGCCATATCTTTTTTATTTATATTGTTATAGAAAAATTTTTATTTAAAACTTAAAAAAAACAAAGAGTAGTGCAAGGTGTTTGTTTTTTGGGGAAGTCTACTTTATCCTTGATTTTGAGTGTCGACTTATTTCACTCCAATAACGCACCGCTCTTATATCTTTATAGAAACTTTTTGAGGGAGAACTTAAAAAAAATGTTTTTTAATTTTCTTAAATTCTTCTTCTGTGTACTCTCCAGAAATATCATTTCCATTAAAAGTCCACACAACCCAATTTCCAGAATTGAATTGCTCTGCGGATCTTAGCAAGTTTCCGCTCTTTGAATATTTCTCTAAATACATTCCTTTACATGATTTTTCGTAACTCATAATATCATTTTTTATTTATATTGTTATAGAAAGTTTTTGAGGGAGAACTTAAATTATTCCTCTAAATTACAAAAAAAATCTTCTTCAACAAAAATTGTATCAGCATAGTGTGCTTTTACCAAGTCCATAGGTATTTCTACTTCTGAATCAATTTCTTTTTCCATAACTTCATCTAACGAACCATCGTCAAGAAATTGGTGGTAAAGTCTACTTCTTAATTCTTCTAATTCTTTTTGACTTAATTCATCTACACTTTTGTACATATCTCTTCGTTTTTTATTTATAGAAAGTTTTTTGTAATAAACTTAAAATTATCTTAAAAGAATTGTTGCCAATGTTACCTCTGCTCTTGGGACTGGTGTGCTACCCACATTAAATCCAATAATCTCGAACTTTGGAATATCTTTGCTTCCGTTGTTTTCTTTTTCTAAAGGCGAATCGTGGTATGCAATATCAACACAACCTGCACCCTCCATTACTGAAACGGTAATTCTCTTGCCCTCTTTGGTCTTAATTGAAATTGTTTGGTTTGAATCTTCGCACTCAACAAACGTATGTTTGTATGAAGAATTGAATGAAGCGAATCCTTTAACCTCTGCAATAATCTCTACAAGGTATGAATGGAACTCTCTATAACCCTCAGCTTCTTTGTCAGCAAGTTTGGTTATCTCTCCAAAACTTTCATCTATGCCACAATTATTAATTGCCCAAATGAAACTCTCTAGCGAACGAACTGTTGCTACATAGTGTTTGTTCATTCGTACATAGAAAGAACTAATCATATCAATATCCTTAACTCTTTGTGGTAACTCAAATGTAAAATCAGCTTTCATATCTTTTCCGTTTATATTGTTATAGAAAGTTTTTATCTAAGAACTTAAAAAATTCTCTCCTTTTAATTAAATTAATTCAACTTCGTAATCAACAAACGTTTCTCCTATTTCACCTTCTGAATTCTCATAACCCTCAACAATGTTTAAAGGAATAATATCTATGTTGCATTGGTCCAAAAACTCTTGTCCTATTGTGGTTACATTTTTTTCTCCACTTAAAAGAACGTCAATAATACTTTCCCCTAAACTTTGTGCTATTGAATCTTGCTCTTGGTCAGAACCACTTTTGAAATACCAATTAAGAAAATTCTGTGTTTTAATTTTTAACTTTTTCATAGTATCTTTGTTTATATTGTTATAGAAAGTTTTTGCCCCAAAACTTAAAAAAAGAATTATTTAAGTTTTTAAAATAAATCTTTCTATAGGTTGGCTTTTGATTGGGGGGGTCAAAAAGATCACAAAAAAACCCCACCATTCCTGGTGAGGTCATTCTATAAACGAAACGAAACTATTTAATCTTCTTCTTCTTTTTGCTCTTTTTTATATTGTTCACAAATAACTAAAATTTCTTTTAAAACATCCGTGTCCAATTCTTCGTAGGTAAGAGTATAATCATCCACTGCATCTGAACTGAAACTTCTAGGTTCATATACATTAACCTCAACCTCATCAAAAAATCCTTCTGCTATGGCAGCAAAATTTCCCATTTCATTTACGCATATACCTTGAGCTTCCACATCTCCAACTTCTCCAACGTAAAACCCACCAAACTCGGTAATAATTTCTTTAATCTGCTGAACAATCTCTTCTTTTTGCATAGTATCTTTGTTTATATTGTTATAGAAAGTTTTTGAGGGAGAACTTAAAAATTACTTGTAAGTTCTATCGTGCATCGCAATCTTTTCCAAAACTTCTTTGTAGGTTTCTTTAACGTAAATACCTCCATTGTTGGTTAACCCACCTATGTAAGTAGTTTCGTTTGGCTTGTCACCTTTCGAATCTATAACTCTTTGAATTTGTAATAATCCTGCCAAGAACTTTTCACCAGTTGGGTTTGTTAATTCGATAAAGTTTTTCATAATTGTAAGTATTTGAGTTTATATCTTTATAGAAAGTTTTTGTTTGAGAACTTAAAAAGTTTTTACATAATTGTTGCAATCACAACAATATATTCATATTCAGTTTCAACAATCTCAAACTCATATTCTCCATAGTTGCTTGAATTTCCAATAAACCCATCAACTTCAAATAAGTCTGAAACCATTAGGTGCAAACCAACAAGTTCATCTTCTTGAACATCTAATGTGTTTTTCTCAAAAATTTCTTTTGAAACTCGCTCGGCTTCATTCTCAAAACCCAGCTCCAGTGTGTCTATACGAAAGTAATCTTCGTTCTCTGAAAAATCATTGTCTTGCTCTAAAATAGAAATTAAAGACGTTTCATTCACTCCATGTTTATCAATTCGACAAATAAAAAGTTTTGGTGTATTGTTTAAATTGCTCATATCTTTTCTGTTTATATTGTTATAGAAAGTTTTTGCTGGAGAACTTAAAAATTACTTCAAAATTATTTCATGCAAATAAACTTGTGCTTCACTTCCACCACCATATTGAATAAGAATAGGGTACATACTAAAATCGTCTTCATCAAATTCTGGGTCAATATCCTCAATGAAAGTTATAGTGTAATCATTTCCGTCAATCGGATCAGGGTCATTCCAAACCAATTCTTTTTTGTCTGCAATCGCTTTTTTTAATTCTATTACACTGTCCATATCTTTTCGTTTTATATTGTTATAGAAAGTTTTGTGGGGAGAACTTAAAAAAGTTATAATTGAATAAGTGTAAAAACTTCATCTTCAAAACCATTATCGTCTAAATAATCTTGAATGGCCTCTTCGGAACTATCGTCATTTGTTAAGTCCAATGAAAAAAACTTTTCTGGCTCATTATTAATTATCTCATAAACTGAAACAGTTTTGTGTCCAGTTGTTTCTTCAAAATCGTCAACACTCTGCAATTCTTTTTCAATAATGTAATATAGTTTCTTTTGCATATCTTTTTGTTTTATATTGTTATAGAAATTTTTGTGGGGAGAACTTAAAAAAGTTATGGGTGCAATGCTATAAAAATTCCCAAATCTTTAATAAAAACTTTATCCAAATCTAATTGGTCAGCAATTTCTTGCTCATTTACAATAGCCTCTTCAACGTCTTCCTTTCTCGTTGAAACATAGAAATAACTATTATTTGCACTTTCTATGTCATCAATGGCTTCTGCGAAAGTCATATCTTTTCTTAATGTTGTATCGCAATAAGAGTTAAACTCTTCAACAGTTTCTTCTCTGAAATCCATAATCTTCGTTTTATATGAAACTTTTAACTCCGAATTTGTAATCAACCACTTCGTTTTCTTCACAAAGTATTTTTGCACCTTTAAAGTTATTACTAGTACCGACATGTTCTTGACATTCACTATCCTTAAACACGACATACTTTAATAACATTGGGTGATTCTGTTCTTGAATGAAACATCCTTTATACCACCATTCACCCACTTCAATTGCTGTTGGTTTTCCCATAATCTTTGTTTTATATTGTTATAGAAAGTTTTGTGGGGAGAACTTAAAAAATTACATTACCAAATAAACTTGGTTAATTTTCAATCTTTCATCTAAATGAACCTCAAAGTATTCATCATTTTGTTCGTTGCCACAAAAAAAGAAAATGTGAGAATCTTTTAAACCAGTTTCTTCATCCATATTGTATTCATCAGTTAATCTTTGAAAATAACCCTCAAATCCCTCAACTCTTATTCTATCAAAGAATTTTGCCGTTTGTAATTCTCTGTTATTTTTAAATTCTTCAACCAACTTTACATGAAAATTTGTTGTAACCAAAGGTAAGTGTCCTGCCATAATATTTTTGTAAATTTAATAATGTAACATTCTAACAATCCCAATTATCAGGATTAAACCCTCCACAAAATATCCCAACAAATAAAGCTAATATAATAAAAATTAATCCCATAATCTTTCGTTTTTATTTATAGAAAGTTTTTGTTTAAGAACTTAAAAACTAACAAGAAATAATTCTTACCAATTCAGTTTCAATAATTTCTGCCAAATTATCAACCTGGTCAATCATTTCTTGACTAATTTTAAAAATCTGTCTATTGTTTTCATCTGCTTTAATCAATTCAGCCCATTCACTTGCAATCGTTTCAAACACATCTCCACAATATAATTGTTCATTGAACTCAACGTCTTTCATCGTTTCTCTGCCGCTCAATTCTTCTAAAACTCCTGGCAATAAATTATCTCTGTGAATGTCGGTTGCTGAAACCACATCAAAACTTTCTTTTGTGAACTTTCCCATAGTCTTTTTTATTTATAGAAATTTTTTTTGAATAAACTTAAATTTGTGGCTCTAATTTTTTGCCACTTTTTATTTGCTCTATTTCACTTTCAGTTGGTCTGTAATGCAATTTAAAGTCTGACTTGTGAAAAGTGTTTATGCTAGGAATTGAAAGTTTTTGGTGAATCTCCATAACCTTTAAAGAAGAAACTTCTTCATCATCTGCTAACTCATCTACAACAAGGTAAACTTCTGTTTTTTCTTGTTCATTCATTGGTGTATGAAAAACAACAAAATCAAATTCTTTTAGTCCGTTCATATCGTTTCGTTTATATTGGTATAGAAATTTTTTGTTTGAGAACTTAAAAAAAAATCTTTTTAAGTTTTGGATCCATTTCTTTCTATAGGTTGGCAATTTGGAAATTCAGGATCTGCTGAAATAAAAACCCCAACATTTCTGTTGAGGTCTAATTTTATCTTAAGGAGTTATTACCAATCAAATCCCCCCTTAAACTCTACTTTTGTCTTAATCCAACTCATTACCTCATCTGCATAGTAATGTGTCGTCAAATCCTTTAAAAAGTCAATCATTTTGCGTTCAGCATTTGAATCCGTTGACAGAACTGTTTCTCTATCGAATTCCTTTGCATTTGACTGGTTGCTTTTCTTTGTGTAACCTGCTGAGGTATCCCAATCTTTTGCAATAATTGAAATAACCTTACCTTTTGTTTCAACGGTAATTATGCCGCCTTTGCAGTATTCTCCAATCTTCCACGTTTTTGTTGCCATAGTTTCTCTGTTTATATTAGTATAGAAAGAAATTTAGGGAGAACTTAAAAATTCCCCCAATTTTTTTAAAACCTTTTTGAAACTCTTTCAAAGTCAAGTATTCTGGTAATATCTTTAATAATTTCCATTAGGTTTCCACTCACATCAGTAAAGTTAATTAACACTTCAACGTATCCATGTGGCTGTGGAACATCAGCCATAAATCTATCTTCCCCTTTGCAAGTATCGTATTTTTCAACAATCCAGCCCAAATTCCATTCGGGTCTTGCATCTTTTCTGTAACCTAATACTTTTGTTCTGAATCTGCAACCATTTTCATCAGCACTAAAGAATATAGTATCAATGTAGTTACTTTGCTTTTTAATTCGGTAAGTTGTACTATCTTGGTTATCAACATTAGAAACATAAAAAGTATAAACTTGTTGCAAATCTCCAATAAGTCGTCTTAAGAACTCTTTGTTCTTTTTAATTTTGTTTATTTTTTCAACTTCTGAATTGCCTATTGCTTGTAATACTAAATTTTCCATTTCGTTTCGTTTTTTTATTTATAGAAAGTTTTTGTTTAAGAACTTAAATTATTTTTTAATAACTTTACCAGTGTGTATTGAATTGCCAAACAAAACACAAACTTTTTCGGCCTCCTCACGGTCATAAAAAACCATTGCTTTGGACTTAACAAAAGAAATATGTTCAGTATAAACATTCATAACGTCCAATCTATTTGGATCTGTTAAAGAAATTTTTTCATGGAAAGCCATTTTGTCTTCTCCATTAATTCGTGTATTATACTGAATGATAAATTTGTCCATAGTTTCTTCGTTTATATATGTATAGAAATAAATGAATCAAGAACTTAAAAAAAACAACAACAAAAAATCTTTTTTTATTTTTAAGTTTTGAATCTAAATCTTTCTATAGGTTGGCTTTGGTTAGGTGGATCCGCATAAATAAAAAAAATCCCCAACGTTTCTGTTGAGGGTTTTTTCTATAAACTAAACTATAACTCACTTAAAATTATGTTTTCAAGGTGTTGAATCGCTTTTTCTAAATTGTTAAATATATTGTTTGGTAGCTTGTTTAAATCTCTTAATTTTAATGTTTTATATTCCTGAGTAAATTCCATGATTTTACCTTCAGCTAATGAATTATATGTACGAGAATGAGAAAGTATAGTAAGCTGAACTCTATCTCTATAATTTTCTACGCACAAGAGAATTTTTCCACTTTCTAAAAGTTCTGTCAAACCTAAAGACTTCTGCTCTAAATATGACTTATTTCTACGTTCAATTCTTTCAGAAATAAAAGGGCGAATATCTTTTTTATTTGCAATAACAAAATGTCTTTCTCTTGTTGGTATGCAACCCCAGTTATGCCCACCACCAAGTTTAATAACAGTTCTATTTCCCTCCGTAATTGCATCGGCTAATGTTGTTTTACATATTTGTATAACTTCTCCATTAAAATAGCAAGTGGAATTTGCGAAAATCGTTTGGTTTAATTTTAAATCGTTCATATGTTTTTTTTTATATTTTTATAGAAAAATACTTAGAAGAAACTTAAATTTTTTTTATTTAAGTTTTGGATATAAATCTTTCTATAAGTTGGCTTTAAGTAAACGGATCAATAAAAATCAAAAAAACCCCCAACATTTCTGCTGAGGGTTATTTCTATAAACTAAACTATAACTATGAAAACAAAATTCTTAATTTTTTCTTTTTTCTAATGCAATTTTATACTCCTGTAACAATTCATCGTACATTCCTTCATTTACGTTTTTTAACCTATTCAATAAAGGTGCAATTTCAGTGGCTTCTTTTGTTCCGTTTTTAATTCCATTAATTCCGCCTTTTACTTTTTTAATCAATAAATCTTCCATATCTTTTCGTTTTATATTGTTATAGAAATTTTTGCGGGGAGAACTTAAATTTTTTCTGAAAAATAATTTACAACTTCTGGAATGTACTTTTTATAATATGGTTGGTTATCCATACACCAAGACTTTACTTCTTCTTTTGTCTTAAAAGGTTGTTGCCAAGACTGGCCACGCATTATCATATCAAATTCAGGCTCAAGCTCTTCAATAAAACTTCCAACTGTCCAACCTTCCCAAATGTGTTTGTTCAAATTTATATTTGCCATTTCTTTTCGTTTATATTGTTATAGAAATTTTTGTAGGGAGAACTTAAAAAATTATTTAATTTAATAACTTAAAATATAAAAAATACCTCTATTACCACAACCCAAAGAAAGACTATCCGCTTTCAATCTTTTTTGAACATCAATCAAATCAGCAATATCAATCGTTTCTAAGTTTAGAGTATATACATACACAACATCTTTTTTATTATGTATATTGCGTGTTTTACTTAAATAGGTAATTTCTACAATTCCATAAAACTCTTTGCAAATTTCTTCAACTGAAATTGGAGTATTTTCTGTTCTATATGTTACCTCAACTTCTCTAATGTTTGTTTTCATAGCTCTGTGTTTATACTGTTATAGAAATTTTTGTGGGGAGAACTTAAAAATTATAAAAAATATCTAAGGTTTTTAATTTCTTTTTTTACATACTTTTCAAAGGAGGTTCCTTTGCCTTTGTATTGTTCTGCTTCATCTTCCAATAAAGCCGCTGCAATAATTTTTGGTAGTATAAACGTTCTTTCATCCCAAGAATCAATATCAAGAGAACCTGAATTTATTGCTTTATCAATTTTATCTTTCATTGCTTTTTGTGAATCTTTTAATAATTCACTTGCTAATCTTTTAAGTTTAGCTTTTTTTCTTTTCTCTTCTAATTTTGACATAGTGTTTCGTTTTATATTGTTATAGAAATTTTTATAAAGAAAACTTAAATTATTTATTCAATAACTCATTTTGTTTTCTCAAATTACTTTCAATATATTTCAAATGGTGTTCTTCTAATTCATAAACATCAATAGAACGAATTGAGAAAATTGAGCTTTTTTCCGTTGCACGTTCAATAACTTCTTTTGCTTTCAAATAATTTTCATCAGAAAGAATGCCTGAAAAATCCATTGGGTGCATATATAAATTTTGTTCCCCTTGAACTCCTTCTGGACAACTGAATGAGCTTGAGCCATCATTCGCAATATCGAATCCTAACTCATTTAGAATGGCCAACACTTCTTCATTAAAAGGTTCACTCAATTCTTCACTCATACCTTTGCCCCACTCATATGGAGAATTTAATCTGAAATAAACTTTTTTTAAATCTGTTCTCATAGTTTCTCTGTTTATATTAATATAGAAATTTCTAATCACAAAACTTAAAAATAAAATAACTTTTTTTTAAATTATTTTTTTATCTTTTTTTAAGTTCCTGATCTTTTTCTTTCTATAAGTTGGCTTTAAGTGAGCGGATCTATATAAAAAAGAAAAACCCCCACGAATTTGTGAGGGTTAAACTCTATAAACTAAAACTAAACTATGAAACTAAAACTCTACAAAATGAACTCCACTATTAATTAAATCGTTAATTAAAAACAAATCTTTATTATTTGTCATTTCCCCTTGTGCCTCAACAAGATCAGCAACCATATTAATCTCATACTGACAACTTGTTTGGTCATGTGAAATCATACTAGGTGTTACATTATCCTTTATCAACTTTTCTGTTGAACTTGATATTTCTGGGTTATATTCTACAATTACTCTTGACATATCTTTATTTTTTATGTATAGAAACTTTTGTGAGGAGAACTTAAAAAATTGTTTGTTTTTCCATGTTGGGAGCCTTGAAAACAATCAAAGGTAAATCTTCGCCCCATCTATCAAATTGCTCTTCCTTAATTCTTGAAAGTTCTTTATCGAACTGTTCTTGGGTTTCTTGCTTTCCATAGCCCAGCCATTCATCGTCTTCGTTTACAATAACGTAATCAAATCTCTCTTCCATTTATTTTCTTTTTATATTGTTATAGAAATAAAATTATTGAAAACTTAAAATTAAATTGGGGAAATTTGACTTCCCCTTGCCCAATGCCCATTGTTAAGGTCAACGACAATTCTGTCTTTTTTATTCCAAGAAACTTCATCTACAGAATTTCCATATTTTTCTCCTGCTTTGCAAAGTTCAATGCTTTCAACAACTGCTTCTTTTGGAGCATCACTACCAAAACCACCTCGCCACATTACTTTGTCGCCAATTTTAAGAATTCCATTTGCCATTTCGTTTCGTTTTATATTGTTATAGAAATAAAAAAGGGAAGAACTTAAAAAATTCTTCCCAACTTATATATAAACCAAAGAAATTTATTTTTTATTATGACAGTCAAACCAATCCTCAAGATCAGTGCAACTACAATTTTGACACATCGTTTCCACTTTCACTTCTTCACTTTTTGGAGTGCGTGTTTTTCTTCTCAACCTTTTCGGGAGTTCTAATTTAATTGTTTTTAGAATTGTTTTTGCTGCCATAGTTTGTTTCTAAATAGTTAAAAAAAACCTAATCCACAGGACGACACATCATTAAAAATTCATACACCAAATCTTCATCTTCTGTATAGAAAGAATTGTTCTCTGGAATATAGTATTGAACATAGTCAACTTCCACACAAATATGGTCGTCCATCATCAACTCAACAAAGTCAGAACTTTCTCCTTCCAAAACTTTGGTGCCGTATGTTTCTAGGAAATCTTTTATTAATTGTTTCATATATAT